CGGGCTGAGGGGATTGGGAGTAGTACAGTGCGGCGGCCTGATACTCCGGGGTGTCCATGCCGAAATCTGCGCCCACACCGTCAATATCAGTGTAGTAACGCAGCCGTTCGTGCGTGTTGATCACGTTACTGGCACCCATAATCAGCAAGGAGCCGAAGCTACGCGCCTGCGCTGCACGCGGTGCCATGTTAACCTTGACGTTAACAATGTTAGAAATAGGTAAGCCCTGCATAGGGTTTAGTCTCCAAAGAATTTAACCGGTGCTTCAGTCAGTGTGCGTATGTCATAGCGACGTACCACCTTGCGCCGCAGAGTGACGGTAATGTCATAGCGGCGTACCCACTGGTTATTAATGAGTTCAGGAAAAGAAGTGATCTGAGATTGCTTGATCACCGAAAGACCTGACTGATTGAGTTCAGCATTGTTCTGGCCGAGAGTGACCCCGTCACGGAACCGGCTGGCATAGTGCTGGCTCTTTGGCCCATAGAACGACGCCATGCATTCAAATTCCTCATGCCGCCAGAGTTCCCCGTGTTCGTCAGTCTGGTTAGCGTAGGCGGGATTGGCATCAGCGGGCATTTCCGTGATACCGAACCCGCACCAGTCTGCATCCGCAGGAGGCTGCGCAGTCTGAACTGCTGTCCAGCGAGGCCTCACGATTTTCAGGCCTGACACGCCTTGCAGCCAGCGACTGAGCAACCGCTCCAATGACTCATCGTAGACAGGTTCAGTATCCGGCGTTAACCATCCTGCCCGCTCTGAGGTATTCATGGGGAACCCCCATCAAACGGCAACAATTCGCAATGCGCCTGCACGAAGCCCGCACCATAGGCCGTGTAGGGATCAACCAACTTCACCAGGTATTCACGGCTCTGATAGGTGACGATGTCACCGGCTCGCCCCGTTTCCCCCGCTATCAGCCGCTCAGTGGTGATAATCAGAATGCTGCCCGTGACCACCTGCCCGGACATACGAAGCTGGGCTTCAACTGATCTGTCCACGGTCACCACGCCCGAAAAAGGGCTGATAGTGTCCGTGGTTGTTGGGAACCCGTCGCTGTCAACACTGGTTACGCGGCGCTTTACTGTCAGTGAGGTATCGCAGAAATCAGGGTCGCTCAAAATGTCAGTTACATCGAGTAAATCCATTAGTCCCCCTTATCCCGGACAACATAGGTGATGGAGCGGCGGTAAGCGCCTGTATCGATCAGCGGTTTCACACCCTTACGCCCCCGTTTGGCACGGGCGGCAACAGTGGGGTCGGCCAGCGGTTCGAAATCATTCGTCGTCATGTAACGCTGAACCCCGTTTACCGCCAGCATTCCAGCCTTGTTCAGGGCTTTTTCGGCCTTGTCCTGCTTACCGTCCAGCACCGCTTCTGCCGCGATTTTCAATTGTTCTGTGGTTTTATCTTCCACCGAACGAATACCCGGGTGAAGATGCGGACGTGCCGGAATGTTCTGGGCAGGGGAACCGAATTCGTTGATATAGCCGATCCCCGCGTTGCCGAACGGCACATCATCGCGATTGCTGTTTTCAGAGGGAACACCCACCAATACGTCACGGTTGCCAATGGTTTTCAGCGCCTTCAGAATGTCGTTGGCTTTATCCACCCGTATTTTCAGACCGCTTTTCATAGTTGAATACCTCCCGCACCAAACATCAACAACAGTTCGTAGAACTCGGAGCCATAGCGGGTGTTGTTCCAGAAACCGGCATTCGGATTCAGGGTCGCGCCCGTGTCATAGCTGGCGCTCACCTTATCCACCGATTTAGACGACAGCACACCACTGTTTGCCCCGCCTGCGCCCCCTCTTGCCACTGACCGACTGTCTGCCGCCCACAGTGCCATGTAGTGGGCGACCATCAGTTCCACCAGATAGCCGAACATATCCCCCAGCCGATTTTCATCCAACTGTTTATCCGCCAGATTTAACCGGAACTGGATTTGGGCATCAGGGAATTTGTGCGTATCGTCGAACTGAGGAAAGTCGGTGCGGAACTGAGCTACAGAGGGGAGCTGCCTATTTCTTGTTACCCCCATTTTTACCTCCGTTAGCGGTCTGATCGACCGTCGCTTGCGGGTTCCCCGATATCATCAGTTCGGCGATTTGTGTGTCGCGCTCTTCCAGTTGCTGTTTCAACTCCATAGTCTGGGTATCACGTTCAGCCAATTGCTGAGTCAGCTCAGCTATTGAGGCGCGGAATTCGGCAATGACGGTTTCGTGATCAGCCTGCGTGCTATCCTCTACTGCACCGATAATCTCCGCATGGGCCTGTACAAACCAGTGTTGAGCGACGTCTTCACTGACCTCATGAACGCCTGTTACAAAGTCCTGCGTTTCACCGTTATCATGAGTGAATTTGAATGCGGTATGTGCCCTGATTTTCATTTAGATACCGTCCATATAGTTCAGCGTTTCACGATAGACAGCTTCTACCGCACCTAACTTGCCGTAATACGTCACCATCTGGTACAAGCCGCGATACTGGATCGGGATGCTCTGTATCGGCACCATTGGGAACCGAACGAATTTCTTGTCATTGGTATACGCGATTGCGCGATCTTTACCTGCCGTCCCTGCGCCTTTTGCCCATTTCACTGCACGAATATCCAACGGAATTCCATTCTGGTGGTAAGCAATGGTGTTAGTTTTCAGGTACGTTAACAACGATTGGTTACCCGCCGAGGAAACAATAATGGAGGAGAGCAGCGCAAATTGCTCCGGCGAAATCAACAGATCGGTCGGCACCATCGTATAACCGGAGTGTGCCCATGCATCGCTCAATAGCTGGTTGATGCTTTCACGAATTTCATCCGGTGTGGATTGCGCCCACGGTTTACGGGCATTGATAAGATTGACCCGTTTTTGGTTCAATAACCCCTGTAACCCCAGCCCTGAATCACCCATGTAGACCTGTTCGTCGGTGTCCATGTTCCATTTCAGCAGCATGCCGTCGTGTTTCTGGGAGTCGATAGGGCGTCCTACCTGTTGCGCTGCGTTCAATTCGATAATTGTCCAGCCTAATTCCATTCCCCACAAGGTTAATGGGTGCCCGTCGCGGTCAATGTTCACGCTGATACCCGCCAGCGCTGTCGAGTTACCGCTTACCCAGTTTTTACCGTTCGGGTTGACAGATCCTGCCGCCGCAAAATCGGTATGCGTCCATGTCGCCATGTCATCAGCAATGGTCACATCTTCACGATACTGGATATCACGGCTGTGCGTGTATTGCACCAAGGGCAGGTTAATGGTCTGGTCAAGGCGTTCCAGTTCGCCAATTAGAAACGTACCACTGTTATCAATGGTTTGTTGGTCATATGTAAGCATAGTGTCCCTTAAATCTTGTAAGAAATTTCAACATTGCCGTCGGCATCACCCGCGCCAGTAAACTGGGCATTCGGGAGTACAACCGTTTCACCGTCTATCGCCACATTCAGGAAACTACCCAATGGACTCGTCTGGGCAGGCTTGCCCACCCGCACGTAAACTGGTGCGCCTTTTTTGATGCTGGACGCATCGCCATCTAATTTTACGGTCATATACCCACGTTTCAGGTTATCCCCGGTTAGATTGTTATCTGCACCGATAATGCGCACCCTGTCCGGCATACCGGTTGTGGGATAGGGACGAACATAAATCCCCTGGATCTTGTCTGCGGTATCCCCCTCTGCCAGAGGCACAAAATAGTCGCCGTCGTATTTGCCCACCAGCCCATAGGCCGGAAACGCATTCGCCGATTTCAGTAAAACAGGTTCTACCGTCATATCCTGTAGACGTGAAATAGCCCCGGCAATGCCTAACGGCATCCGCTTTAAATAGACTGTCATGATGTTATTTACTCCTGTTTGCCCAAAATTCGGTGTTGGCTTTGTTCAGGTCGGCAATGGAATTACCAGAGGATTTACGGGCGGCGTCTCCGGTGTTGTGCTGTGCGGTGTTGCGGCCTTTCGCCAGTTCAGCCACGGCGTTGAAAGCCATATCAACCGCACGCTTAGGCATTTTTTTGATTTCTGCATCACCCACAATGGCACGTACCATATTTTGATCTGCTGACGCCAATACCGTACGTTTAAATACTGTTGGTTTAGCATCGCCCAGCTTAATACCGGGTACGATCAGTTCAGCCTTATACGCCGCATCGCCCGTGATTTTTTCTTCCTTCTCGTCTTTTTCGTCATCATCCTCCGTCGGTTTATCCTTCTCTTTGGGGTCAGTGCCGTTATCTCCCGTTTTTCCTTTCAACGCCTCCACATCAGCAATGAGCTTCTTCGCCCATTCAGGGATTTGCTCATCGGCGGTTCCGCCCTTCGGCATCTCCGGATCTTTGTTGGGTAACGGTTGTTGAGGACTGATGTTAATATTAATCGCCTTGGGCAATTCGCCCGCGCCCTCATCCCCTGTAACGGACTCGGGGGCATTATTTAACGCCTCTTCCATCGCTGCTGAGTCTTTGGTTTTAACCGCCGTTCTCAGACGCTTGAACCATTTTTGTGCTGTATTAGACATACTATCTCCAATTGAACAACGTGTTCCGGCTCGGCCATCTTGCACCAGAGCCACATGATTGCCGGTGATTTGATATTGTTCGGCTTTGCCGGGGGCTATTTGGCGGTACTGGGCATCATACCCGCACGACACTTCATCAAAACCGGTGTCTATGGCGGCGATAGCGTCCGTGTCCTTAATAACCAGATCGGCCAGCATCAGATCAGATTGCGCCCCCTCACCCCGCCGGATGTTCTGTACATGACCGTGTGCTAAGTCCCGCCAGTTATCGGGGTCAACAAAAACGATATTGCCGTGGGTATCTTCGGGATGTTTGATAGTGACGGTCATTCCCTCGAACGAAGCCAGCGTCGCCTCACTGAACACCTCATCAGGTGAGCGCTCCACCACAACCTCGCCGTCGGTGTCCGGCTCCAGATCAGGGAGTTCGAAATCGGCATAAAGCTGCGTACCCGTTCTGGCTATCGGGACGTCTTTACACAATAAGGAGCCGTCGGCCAGTTGGTAGCGGGTGTTACCCAGCCGCGTAGTAAAGAAATATTTCATATTAGTTAGTCCGGTATGACGACTTCACAGTAGCAACGGCAATTAGGCAGAGTGCCGGCGTGTCCTGTCAGGCCATCCAGTGTCGGCGGTTTGGCCCACTCGACAAATTGCCCTTCCATTTTTTGATGTGATCCGCGGACGTCACCATCCTCTGCCGTGCGCCAGATATAACCTGCCGAACCGACAGACTGCGCCCGCGCCTGTGTCAGTGCAGTCTGCGCCCGTCCTGCCTCGGTGCGGGCGATCAGTTTGGCTCTGGACACGGCTACCTCGCCCGATGCCGCAATTTCTTTCGCGAAAGGCTCTGCCCTTCCGCCCGTGACCACCGTTTCTATTGCCCGGTTATGAATGTCATACACCCGATCCGCCGCCTCGATGGGCAGTGATTTGATGTACTGGATTTGCTCTTCCACAATGGAGCGCATCACCTGCCCGACGGGAGCCGTGTCTACCAAGTGACGCAGCTCCCGGCTAATCTGTTGACTATGTTGACGCCAGATTTTTTCATCCTGCCGGTTGATATCCAGCGCGAAATTATGGGCGACACGCTGCGCCCACGGGGTGATCAGCTCACTGTAGCTGTCCAGTGCGGCCAATATCTCAGTGACGGAATCATTTGAACCATCGTAAGACCCCTTGACGATGTTTCCGACCGCCTGCGCTATCTTTCGTAGACTGGTTTGGTATCGGTTTTCCGCCTGCCGGGACTGTTTGCGGGTCGTCACCGCTGCCGCCTTCTGTCGATTTCGCCGTGAAGCCATCACCTACACTCCCCATTATTCTCTCAGCCTCGGTGCTGTCCATGTGGTAGGACGTGACCAGCATTTGTATTCCGGTGTCTCTGGGTAACTCACCTGCTGCAACGGAAGAGACAATTTCAACCATGCTGGAGATTTGTGCACCGTTGAGGTTAGTGTTTGATTCTGCTAATTCGCCTGTATTCGGCTGTGAAGCGCCTAATTCACTGAGTGGCGGCGCTTCGTCTTCCGCATTGTTAATATCCTCATCAGAGATTGAACTTCCGATGCCGGTCACGTCGGCCATTTCCCGCAGGTCATTCATCGCGGCCTTAAGGTTCATCATGCCGCCATCCAGCGCCCCGTTAAGGGCATTGACGGTATTCATAGCAATAGTGGAGCGATCGAGGTCAGACATTTGCCACAGCGGGTTAAACTCGAAGGTGAAATCTTCCGGCAATTCTTGCCCGAACTCCGAACGGTGCATCACGTCCAGCAATCGCCTGATCGGTTGGCGTAATCGTCGCTCCTGTTGGGTACCGATATTGTCGTAGTAGTTGGCAAGGTCAGAGTCACCCGTTGAAAAACCCTGGGGGGACTGACCGAACAACCTCACCAGCGGAATACCCACCGCCCCGGATATCTGCTCGGCAAACTGGGCCAAGACCTTATCTAACCCACTAAAAGAATAGGTATGTGTTTCAAACACATCGTTTTTATCCATCAGTGTCATACCCTCGTTGCTCTGGAACTGACGGATCATATCCATGTGTTTGAGCAGAGCGTCTAATTTCGCACCGCCCAGCGCAATAATCTCGCGCAGTTTATCAATGCTGTAAGTACGAAGGTGCGCCTTATAAACCAACTGCGCCGCGCCTGTGGTCGCACTGTCGAATGCTGTTAATCGGTCGAAAATTCTCTCAACAATCGACATACCCCACTCGTTTTCAGTCTGCGCCTGTTGGTACGGCAAAGTGACGCCGTCAAACCGGATCAACCGACTGTGATGGATTTTCCATGTCGGAATACCACGGCCTGTATTCGTGATGTTGTAGAACTCAGGCTTTCCCAAATCCTTACCAATGACTTTAATACGTCGATTCAAATCCGGTTGAATCTGCCAACGGTCAAGCGGTAATAGCCCTTTAAACCTGCCCTTACCGATGGTTTCAGGCCGTAACGGGGTAAAAGGTGCTTGCCCTTCAATCAGAATTAAGCCCAGTGCCCCCCCGTAGAGCCGTGACCATTTGATAATATTGTTCAGGTTTTCCCACAGTTCCATCTCATCAAACAGCGATTCCAAAACGCCCCGTGCTTTGGGGTCTATCTCAGACGTGATCCTGATACCCTTGCGGGTCATGTCGTCAGCCACCGAATCCACCGCCGCACCGATAATCCACGACGAACGGTAGGCATTCTCTATCAACATCCGGTTGCGGCTCGTCCAGTTAGGTCGGTATGTTGACGCCGAGTGCTGGTTAGGCGTGTTCATCCCGACACGCGCCATCATGTTCTCGTAGCTGTCCGCCGTAGGCTGCAATTTACGATTTTTCGCCATTAATGACCTCGTCCTAATAATTCCCAGATTTCCATAGAAATATCCATCGGGGCGTAGAGGATCATGGCTGAATCCGCCAAGTTCGGGCTTTTCGTTCCGTCCGGTTTTTTATCCACGACAATTTTCCCGACACTATTCACCGAATAGGTAGGCTGGGACAATTCAATGATTAATTTGCTTTTCAGCGGCATCTCACTGGAGATGGATATCAGATCGTCGGGGTCATAAAAATGGCCTTCTTTGACCGCCCTGTAGGTTTTCTGAAAGCGAGTTCGTAGCGACCACCACGCCTGTGCTTTGGTATTAGCGAAGAAATCCTTATTCAATCGCGGCTCACTAAACGCATCGCCTGGCACCGCTTCCCCTTCAGGATCGAATACTGCACCACTGCCCCGAAATGGCGTAGCGGTAATCGTATCCAGCCGGAGTGCGGTACGCTGTTCGTTGATAATACGGGCATCACCCCGTACACCCGCGCCGAGTCCGTCACTGTCGAACCGGAATGAGCCGAGACTGTGCTGTGTGCACCATCCGAAGACCTTTTCAACCGAGCCGTAGATATCGCTGCCCTTGCCCGACCACTCTTCAATGCTTTCCAACATAAAACCGTAACGCCATGCAAAGGCGTTTTTATCCTTGCCTTCGTCCGCAACGTCCATCGCACCCATGCGAATACCAGTCGGCTGAATACCCAGTTCGATATGGGCATCAATTGCCGCTTGTACCCATTCAGATGGGATCAGGATGCCTTCTACCGACGCTTGGTAGTTGATATCGACTTCCTGCGCCAGTGTGACGGGATCAAGTTTTTCCACCTGTTTGGCATACCATGCATCGTCTTTGCGGGGATCATCTCGCCAATGGAACGTAAATACGTCAATGTTGCCACTGTGTCGGCGCTGGGCGAATGAGTTTGCCATGCCGTTCGGTGTCGAGACGTCCTGACGGCAGTTAGTCGTAGCCGACAAAGACGCGTCTACCAACTCGGGGCGTTCAAGGAAAGCCGCTTCGTCCACAAAGTAGAATGAAGCACGGTCACCGCGCCCGATACCGTCCCCTGCCTCGCCAGTCATCACCGAGTCAGTATCAGGAAACAAAATGCGCATGTGGGGCGCATGTTTACGGATATCCCACGTGCCTCGGAATTCAGCGGGGAGCAGGTTAATAAAGTTCCGTGCCTTATCAAACAGGGACTTGGGCGAGCCGATTTTATCCACGTACTCTTCTTTACGGGAGCCGAAGCCGGCTGCGACACCCCGATTGAACAGGCAGATGGAACTGGCGGTCGCAATAGTCAGCCAGCTTATGCCCATGTCACGGGTCTTCTCGGTAATGCCCGGCTCTTGAGTTCGCCAGCACTCCATAAACCACGCTATCCACTCCTCCTGACGGGGGAACAGGATAAACGGGATACGTGAGGGTAAACCGCGCTCCACATTACGCGGGTCTACGGTCATGCCCCAATCGATGATGAACTGGCCGGGATTGTCACGATAAAATGTTCTCATCATGGGCAGTATTGAGGGATTCTGGCGAATGCGCTGTAACCGCTCCATTCGCCATTCAAACACCGCGTTGTAATCAGGATTACGAAAATCAAACGGAAACGGAACAGGCATGATCACCTCATCATTTTCTTATAGGCATCGGCGGCCTGTTCTGCTGTCAGACCGGCGACCTCAATCGGTCCACCCTCCGCCCCTGTGTGCTCGTTCTTCACGTTGTCGCGGAATGCCTGCACCGATACGTGTTTGCCCAGCAATTCAAGGTTCTTCACCTTGTCCGGCCATTTGATCTTCTTAAGAATGCCGACCATGTCGCGCTCGTCTCCTCTGCCCTCGAACATCTCAGCCAGATTGATGCCGCTCAGGTAACGGCGCCATGACTCAGGCCATTGTCTAAGGGGTTTGACGCTCAGGTCTTCTTCCAGAATGTCAGCCACATCCATCTGGTCGATTTCAACGAGGCGCATGAGGACATAGTGCGCGTCAATGCCCAGTTGCTGGTTGCGCTTCTGTTTCAGCTCATCAATCAGCGCGACAACATAAGGCTTCTGCATCAACTGATAGCCCAGCTCACTGGCACGTTTGGCGCTATACCCTGCTCTGATCGCCGCCTGCGTTGCGTTTAAATCGACCAGATATTCACGGCAAAACGTCTTCTGTTTTGTGGTCATTTTTTCTCTGGTCATTTTCTTGATTTCCTTACTCATTAACATTGAATAACCCTCAGCTAAGAGGGCTATGCGATGGTAATTAGTCCATACCGATAACTACGCCTGCTCTGCCGTACTCACAATCTGAATTACAAGGTGACAATCTGAATTCAATAGGTGGTTCGCCTGCATCCTGACAGTAACTGTTGAATTCGTTTACTGTCTGCACAAGTTCATTATCCACAGCAGTAATTCCTTCCAGTAGCTTATGCATGTAGTTAATACCAAACTTTGGAATAAAACCTGTCCTTAAATAGGTATATCCATTCAAGTGCATAATCTCATCATTCAGTTTATTAATGCACCCGCTTCTCTGACTAAGAAGCTTGGCTATCTTTTCTTTTAAGAATTTACAGCGTCCAATAGCTTCATAGTTCGGTTTAGTCATAATGGCCTCTGTGGGTTAACTCAATAAGATGAAAACAAAAATGCCACCAGTGTTAACTGATGGCATTAAATGTTATGTAGGTCACTTTTTAACCATTTCGATTGGATATAATCGCGGAGCGATTACAGAGAGAAACTATCTCACTGACACTGCCCCCTAACATACTCCTGCCACCCCAGAATCATTTGCTCTGAGGGGGCAATGTGAAGCTGCAGAAGTTAGATAATCAGCCTAATTTAATTTCGCCCTCACCAGACAATCTTTAGCTTCTAGCAGCTTACGCAACCCTGCCGACTTTTCAGCCCCATCAGGCAATAACTCATCCATTAAATGAGCTAAATCGCCGATAGGCTGACTGACTTCTTGTAGGTGCGCTGGCAGATGTGAGTATTTAAAGTACTTCATAATTGGTGACATAATAACCTCAGTTCATTGTTTATATTCAGTATTAACATACTCCTGCCACCCCAGTATCATTTGCTCTGTGGTGGCAATGTGTTATTTGCTCTCCGGTTCCACGCAATTTCTGCGTTC